GGCCGACCTGGATCGTAGGGTTTACCCTACCAGGTCTTATTGCGCACTAGGCGCCTTTAGTTTAGTCACTTCTCGGTGATGCCACCCTCACGTTTGTGAGGTAGCCAGGCCCTCCAGGGGCCACGTTTTAGAGACACCGGTTACCCGCAGGTCGGTAAGCTTTATGCTTTGCCCGCTCCTTCCCGGTTCATGCTAACGCAAGCCCGGGTTGGTTGCAAACCATTTAGTATTAGGGAGATATTTCAGAGTATGGCGCCCCACTCCTATTTGGAGTGTTCGGGCGCCGGGTGACTCGCTTTGGGGTTTGGCCCTGACCCAAAGCTAACTCTCAGCAACCATGAAGTGAACATGGGTGTGCTACATTGTAGTGCTAACGTATGCTCTTGCCAATGAACCCGCGGCCGAGGGGGGAGAGTAGAACGTGCCTGGAAACAGGTGGAACGACTGCACTGGGAGGTACTCGGTAGCCGAGGAGCGGAACAGTCTGCGAATGACCCCCCGTGCCCATGGGGGTCCTAGCTACAACAGCGCGGAGCACATGCGAAGGAGGCGTACCTGACGGGCCAGGGTCACCATTGGTGTCCTTGGCCGCGGAGGGGAGGCCTACCACCCGGTCACTAGCCCGTTCACCCGTTCGGGCGGCGTCGATGCCGGGGGCAATTTTGCCCGAAAATGAGATTGCTTTTGGGGTGCCGGTCATTGAGGTGTCCGACCGGCATGGAATCCGTGAACCATCAAATAGGGTGGTGGAGCCGCCTGGAAATTTTCCTACCAGGGGCACCACCCAACATCGACAAACACCCTTAGGGCGGAGTTATGCCGACATTCAAGAGCATCTTTGCAAACCAGAACCCTTCTTCATCACACTCGACGAGTCCCTCTCTCGTCTGTCACTGGGACCACGACCCGGGAGGCTCAGGCCGGCGCCCCCCTTGGGGTCTAGGAACTTAGATTGGCGGCCGGCGATCGATGTGTTCGGGGCTCCCGCGCGATTCCAGGTGTCAAAACATCCGGACGGTTTCTGTTACCTGAGCCTGACGAACTTAGTACACGGGAAGGGGCCGTGTCCCTTGGTCTCCAGTCTAGATTTGAACTTCGCCGTCTCAGGCCCCCGCGCCAAGATTTCGATTTCCGGCATGACTCCGACGGGTACCATCGTACTCCACGTCGATAGAGCGGGCCGGCTGGATTGGTGGTCGTGGTCTTACTGGTGCTACCTTGGGGCTCGCATTGGCGCACCAGGCCTGGTGATCGGTGCCCCATGTGACAACGAGAACGGCCGAAGACAACTGCCGATCCAGCATTCCTGGGACAAGGTCCCGGATTGGGTCGTCTCTGGCGGCACCACTTTCATGGACCCCATGCAGCCCCCTCATTTTCAGGACCCACGAGATGCAACCGGTCGCCGTCAAGGCTCACTCGAATACGCTAGCCTGAACGAAAGCATCGTCCAGGCCTGTTGTGAGTACGAACTCGCTGCCGCTCAAGATCAAGCAATCGACATCCAAACTGAGGCCCTATTACGCTCCGCAAGGCTTGGAGTGGAGCGCTTCGAACAGGTTTTCTGGATGGATCCGGGGAAAGTACTCGTCATGTCAGGAAATTGCGCCAGCCACCCATTGCTGAAACAATCCCCGACTTCCCTCCTACCAGGCTGTAAGTATGGTCTATTCTTTGCTGCCGGAGATCGCCCTCGTGTCGGCCCCGACAGGTCCTGCCGGTGCAGGCGCGAGCCGGCCCGCAGCGTGGAACCCGACGGGTTCGTATTTTGCCGTGCCTGCCAGACTCTGTGCGCAGTTGGGGAAAGTGGGCCTGACGAATCCGCCGGGACAATTTGCTCTTGCGGTGCCTTCCTCTTCTCGCCAGGGGACCATGTCTGGAGCCCTGGAGCGGTTGTGGTCGTGCAAGGGGTCGGTTGGACAGGGGCCTACCCGGGGCAAGGGCCAGATCTCATCACTTACCAGGAAGCCGAGGTGATCCGGGGCGCCTTAAGACATTTTGGCCTCCCTGTGGAGCTGGAGCTTGAACAAATAGAAGACTCGGTGCCTTGGCAAGATGACATCTGCTGGGCAGATTCAGCGTGGACAGTGGTCTACTTACCTATCAGCTTCGGCTACGAGCGCTTCTTAACCCATTGTCGATTCACCCCTGCTTTTCATGGAAGCCCACGCTTTCAGTACGTCGTCACCAACCTATGCGCTCCAAAAGGCGGGGCCCTGAGATTATGTGAACTGTATGATTTCTACCGATCCCCTTTCATCTCGGCCCCTGACGTGTTCTGCCCGGCTTATGGTGGCGCGAGCATACTCCGTGGCGGTGCGTACCATTCGGAAGTCAAGTTTTGGCAGGCCGTCATGGCCGTTGGTGCCAAAGTCTACGGAATT